GATATTACGCCAGCAAAAAATGGCTGAAATGTTGATGCAACAAGGTATGCAACAGCCACAAGGTCAGATGATTAGTGGTCATTATGTTGCCCCTAGCATATTCCAAAATTTAGCTGGTTTAGCTAATACTTATGTTGGTCAAAGAGGTATTGAAAAAGCAGAACAAGCACAAATTGATTTAGCAAAAGCTATTCGTGCTCAGGAAAGTACAGCTTTAGCTGATTACATGGGTGATATACAAGGTAAACCTGCTGTTGTTCAAAATACAGAATTAGCTGGGCCTTATGCTGGCAATGTACCTATGCCTGTTGCACAAAAAGAAATAAGTCCTGCTATTCAAGGCAATCCACTTTTAGCCAATATGAACGCTTTACAGAATCCTAATTCACCTGCGTTTTTAAGAGCACACGCAATGAAAAAGATTACTGAAGGGCCTAATTGGGCTGAAGTTAGTCAGATTAATCCAAAAACAGGCGATACAGATACTTATGTTTATGACAAAAACTCTGCTGATCCTAAATCAACAATGCGATTTGTTGCTACATCTAAACCTGCAATTTCACCAAGTGATAGATTAACTCTTACAGACAGGGGTATTGCAATACCAACTAATTATGGTGGTGGCAATCCTGCTGTTGGCGGTAGCCCTGCTGGTGGAAGTATGCCTGTTGCTGGTAATGCACCTGCTGGCGGTCAAGTAAACCCTGCACAGCCTGTTTTTAAACCTGCTACAACTGCATCAACAAATGATTTAGTCAAAACATACGGATATGACCCATTTAAGCCGCCCCCAATGCCCCCAATGCCAAGCGGTGAAGCGACTAGAGATTGGCAAAAGAACGCTTACAAACCATTAGAAGGTACTGCTGGCGATAAAGTTGATGGTGCAAAAATGTATTACAACTCTCTTGAAAATTACAATAATTATGTTGCCAGCTTGACTGCCGCTGATTTAGCAAATCCAAGCGTAAGGCAAAGACTTGATTCTTTGTACGCTACAGCTAAATTGACAGGTAAAGAAGCCAACAAGTTAGGCGTATTAAATGGTGGTGATGAGCGTATCTTAGAAGAAGTATTGCCTAACTACAAAAACATTACTGTAACTAAAAAGAATTTAGATAAAATTATTCAAGATCAAAAGCAGTTTGCTAGTGGAATTATTGTTGAAGCATACGGAACACAGCAAAAAGCTGTACCACAAAATATGCGTAAATTTATTGTTGTTCCAAAAACTGAAGCTGATGTACCGCAGACAGACATTAAAGCTGTTTTAAAAGCCCAAAATATTCCTTACGATCCAAGTTACGAATACAAAGTAAATCCTGATGGGACTGTAGCTAGAAGGAAAAAACAATGAGCGATTGGGAAATAGTAACTCCAGCAAAAGGATCGGTTTCTGTTGGCCCTGCTCCTGATGGTTGGGAAAAGTTACAAGCAAAACCTGAAACGGCTTACGATCGTTTTTTAAACGCTATTGAAATACCTAAAATGAGTGGCGTAAGTCCTGTTGTTGGCCCTGCTCTTGTTGCTGGAACTGGCGAATTAATCAAAGGTGCTGGTGCTTTAACTGAAATGGCGTTTCCTGAAACTGGTCGCAATATTAGCCGTTTTGGTGAAACTTTGACAAATAAAGTTAAAGAGCAATATCCAATAGCAGGTACAACAGGTCAAATTGGATCATATTTAGTTCCTTATTCTGCGGCTCAAAAAGCTATTGGTGCAGTAAAAGCTGTTCCACAAGTTGCTAATGTTATTGGAAAAATACCTAGTTTTGCTACTGCTGTAGGCGAACAGTCAGCTATTGGTGCTGGTACAGGTTACGCATTAACCCCAACCGCTGAAAATCGTGGCAATGCGGCAATGTTTGGTGCGGCAACAGGGCCTTTAGGTGAATTAATTAGACCTGCGGCAAAACTTGGTGGATGGATTGGTAAAGAAGTTCTTGGTTTATCCACAGGTGCTGGGCCACAAGCTATTGAAGAAGCGGCTAAAGCAGGGGTTACAGGTAATGAACAATTTGTCAAAAATTTGCGTGGTCAAGTTCCTGTAAAAGATGTATTGCAAGCGGCTCAAAGTGGTTTGCAAACTCTTAAAACACAACGAAAAAATGCTTACAAAGAAGGTATTGAAAGCATTAAACCAAATCAAGAAATAATTGCTGGTCAACCCTTGCCAAAACCTGCACCTAAACTTGATTTTAATCCGATTGAAAATTCTTTTAAAGAATCTCTTGATAATTTTAAAGTTCAAGGTGAAAGTGATGTAGCTTCTTCAATTGGTGAAGAATCATTTAAAGACATAAACAAGATTAAATCTGTGCTTGATGAGTGGAAATCCAAAAAAGGTTTGCACACAGCAGAAGGTTTGGATGCTTTAAAACGCAGAATTGACGATCTTTACAGAAATGATATGTCAAATGAAGCTAAATCCGTGCTTTCTCAAACACGAAATACTGTAAAAGACACAATTATTAGTCAAGACAAAAATTACGCTAAAACAATGCGTGATTATGAAGAATCTTTAGGTCTTGAGCGTGAACTTGAGCAAGCGTTAAGTCTTGGTGATAGAAAATCTATTGATGCGGCAGTTCGAAGATTACAATCTTTAACCCGTAATAATGCCAATACCAGTTTTGAATATCGCAAACAATTAGCTGATATTTTGAAACAAAAAAGTGGTGTTGATCTTATGCCAGCTTTGGCAGGTCAATCTTTAAATACTTATGTACCAAGAGGTTTACATCGTATTATTCCTAGTTTTACAGCAGGAAGCGGAATTACTGGTGCTATGACAATTGGTGCTGAAGGTTTAGCCCCTTTAGCTACACTTCCATTGCAAAGCCCACGCCTTATGGGTGAAGCCGCTTATGCCGCAGGAAAAGTTGCTAGACCAGTATTAGATTTGGCAAATTCAGGCACTCCTGAACAAAGAAAGCTGGCAAAATTATTAATTATGAGAGCCGCCCAACAAGGAGCATCAAATGAGTAGAAACGGTACAGGTACTTATAACCTACCTGCTGGTAATCCAGTAGTAACTGGTACAACTATATCTAGCACATGGGCTAATACCACGCTTACAGACATAGCTACTGCCCTTACAGGTTCATTGGCTTCTGATGGTCAAACCCCTGCAACTGGTAATTTGGATATGAACAGCAACAAGATCGTAAATCTTGCGGCAGGAACTACTACTGGCGATGGCGTTAATTACACCCAATTCCTAGCCGCTTTTGTAAATCCTACTATTACTGGTGATCTAATAGTTACTGGTAACGGCACATTTCAAGGTACAGGATTTGTATTAGTTTCTAAAGGAACTACCGCCCAAAGACCTGCTGTTCCAGTAAACGGACAAATTCGCTATAACACCGATACAGCACAGTTTGAAGGCTATCAAGGCGGTGCTTGGGGTCAGTTAGGTGGTGGTGCTACAGGTGGTGGCGGTGATGAAGTATTTGTAGAGAACGGTGTTACTGTAACTACTAATTACACGCTTACAACTGGTAAAAACGCTGAAAGTGTTGGCCCAATAACCATTAATGCAACAAAAACAGTTACCGTTCCAAGTGGACAACGCTGGGTTATACTTTAGTTATGAAAAGATTACACAAACGCTTACGCACACAGCAAGAATTAGATGCCATACAAGCATCTTGGTATGTTGATGATGCTAACCTACTGCGTTGGAAAAGAAAGCCACACAAGGGTCAAATTAACGATTTAGTAGGGCTATCTAACAATACATCAAAGCACCGCACTTGCGTTTTGTATGTTGACAAAAAATGCGTCAGTTTTGTTGAATCAAATGTTATTTGGTTTTTGCGTACTGGTGAATGGACTGAAAAAATTGTTGAACATAAAGATGGCAATCCGCAAAATAATTCTGTTGAAAATTTGCGATTAGCTACACAGTCAGACAACTTATGCAACACAGCTATAAGAAGCGACAATAAAACAGGTGTAAAGGGTATTTACGCTAGGTATGGCAACTGGTCAGTCCAACTTTGGAAAGACAAAAAATGCTACAACTTTGGTGTATATAAATGTTTTGAAACTGCTAAAATAGTAAGAAAATTAGCTGAACAACGATTTCATGGCGATTTCGCTAGAATAGGATAAATAATGGCAAGCATAGTTCTCAACGGAGATACATCAGGTTCGGTGACATTAAGTCCACCTGCGGTAGCTGGCACACAAACAGTTACAATTCCTGCCGCTACTGGCACAGTAATGGTTTCAGGAAATCAACCAGCTTTTTATGCTTATTTATCAGCAAATCAAACAGTAACTGCTTCAGCTTTTGTAAAAGTTTTATTAGATGCGGAAAGTTTTGACACAAATAATAACTTTGCTTCTAGTCGTTTTACCCCAACTGTAGCTGGCTATTATCAAATTAGTGCTGGCTTAAGAGTTCCTGTTGTTAGTACACCTATTTGTGTAATTTATAAAAATGGTTCTGTATATGCAAGAGGAAGCTACACAGCTACAGATGGTTATAACTCCGTTGCTTCAGCCCTTGTTTATTGTAATGGTTCTACCGATTACATTGAATTGTATGGTTATACAAATTTAACAACTTTTGCGGGCATTCAATCTGAAACTTTTATGACTGGTGTATTAGTGAGGACTGCATAATGTTAATAGAAAAAATTAAAATAATTTACCCTGAATTAGCAGACTTTGATTTTGCTAGTGGTGTAATCACACTACAAAACGATTCAGACGGCAAAGGCGATTACATTAAAAACTGGTCGCACCCAACTTTAAAAGAACCTACACAGGCTGAATTAGATGCTATCTAAAATGACCCAAGAATACGCACATTCCTTGTTTGAATACAGGGATGGTAGCTTGTATTGGAAAGTCCGCAAAGCACCTCATGTAAAAATTGGTGCTAGAGTAGGTTCGCCAGCTATTAACGGCTACGAAACTGTATATGTGGATGGTCGCAACTGGCGTATTCACCGCTTGGTATTCTTGATGCAATACGGCTATTTGCCTAAAAACATTGACCATATCAACGGCAACCGCACAGACAATCATATTGAGAATTTACGAGCCGCAGATGACAACCAAAACGCACACAATCAAGTATTGCGGTCAAACAATGTATCAGGCATTAAAGGTGTATCTTGGAACAATGACAGACAAAAATGGGCGGTCAGAGTGAATCACAACAAAAAGACTTATCAAAGGTATGTGCAAGACCTAGAACTTGCTGAATTAGTAGCCATCGAAATGCGTAGCAAACTGCATGGCGAATTCGCAAATAACGGAGTTCAATAATGGCATCTACAATTTCGGCTGGAACATCAGCAGGCACAGCAATAGCAATCGCTGGAGATACTAGCGGTGCTTTAGCCCTGCAAACAAATAATGGCACTACTGCGGTAACTATTGATACTTCACAAAGAGTTCTTATTAATGCTACAAGTGCATCAGGTTTTGATAGCAGTGCGGATAACTTAATTGTTGGTGCTGGTTCAGGTAGCAATGGAATCACTATCTATTCAGGAAATACAAGTACTGCGGCAATTAATTTTGCTGATGGCACAACAGGTTCAGATATTTATGCTGGCGGTATTACTTATAACCACAACACTAATAATTTAGATTTTTCTACTACAGATGGTAGTACTCGGATGCGTATTACTTCAGGTGGTAATGTTTTAATTGGAATTGGTACACCACTTCCAAACAATACAGGAAAAATTACTACTTACGCTACTTCAGGTTCTACTGCTGGCTGGGTATCTAAAGGTAATGCAAACGGATATTATGGTTCGCTTTTTGAAAACCAATCAGATACAACTGTTGGCTACATTCAAGTAAATTCGACTACAACAAACTTTTCAACAACTTCTGATTATCGTTTAAAAGAAAATGTTGCACCAATGACAGGTGCTTTAAATACAGTATCTTTGCTTAAACCAGTAACCTACAAGTGGAAAGAAGATGGTTCTGATGGTCAAGGATTTATTGCCCATGAATTAGCTGAAGTTATGCCTGATTGCGTAAGCGGTGAAAAAGATGCGGTAAATGAAAATGGCAAACCACAATATCAAGGCATTGACACTTCATTCTTAGTAGCTACTTTAACTGCCGCTATTCAAGAACTAAACGCTAAAGTAGAAGCACAAGCTACTACTATCGCAGAACTACAAGCAAAGGTAGGTTGATATGACCATTATTATTGACGGAACAGGAACAATATCAGGCGTTACTTCTACTGGTTTAAGTTCAGCACAAAATGTACCTTATGCAAATCTGCCAGCAGGTAGTGTATTGCAAGTGGTTAATGCTACTTATTCAAGTATTGTTGGTAATGCTACTTCTACTTATGCTGATACAGGGTTGACTGCAACAATTACCCCTAAATTTGCAACAAGCAAAATTCTTGTTTTAGTAGACCAAAATGGTGTTGGTAAAAGCGTTGCAAACGCTGGAAATGGTGTAGATATTAAACTATTAAGAAGTTCAACTACTTTAATACAATTAAGTTATTACGCAGGATATACAGGAAGTGCATTAGTAAACAATGTAGGTAGCGTATCTACAAATTATTTAGATTCCCCAGCAACAACTTCTGCAACAACATACAAAACCCAACTTTCAAATCCAAATAATTCTGCAACTGCGTATGTTCAAAATAGCAATGAAACATCAACAATTACTTTAATGGAAATTGCCGCATGATTAATTCACAACAATTAGATGCAATCTACAAACTTAATCCACAAGTAGTCCGTACTGTTGATAATGTTGCTTACGATGCAGACGGCAATGAAGTAGCTTATGACCTTTCTGCCGTAACTGCACAGGCTGAAGCTGATGCACAAGCAGTCATTGATACAAAGGCTTCTGCACTAGCTAAACTAGCCGCATTAGGTTTAACCCAAGACGAAGTAAAAGCGTTAGTTGGATAACATGGCTTTCGAGATTGACCCAGTTAAATATGGGGTACTGTGGAACAAGGTGGAATCTTATGAAGCCAAGTTTGACGAAGTGTCTAAAAAAATCGACAAAATGGAAGCTAGCATTGATGAACTTGTTGCAATGGCTAACCGCAGTCGTGGTGGTTTTTGGGTCGGCATGGGGTTTGTTTCGGCTATTAGTACCTGCGTGGGTTTTATCGCACATTTGTTTTCCAATAAGTAAATGATGTGCCTGATCCATTTGGGTTATCTGAGGGCGTAAAGGGTCTTAGCGGTAGCTTAGATTCAAGCCGTGAAGCATCTAAGCAACTATCTAAAAGCATTGAGGGTGTACAACAAGACGCTGTTGATGTAGCCCAAAAACAAGCCCAAGAACGCATCAGGTTAAGGCGTGAAGCAGAGTTTAGAAAACAACGGGCGTTAATTAAAGCGTTAGAAGATTGGCAAAAAAAGAAACAAATTAGCGATGAGGAAGCCAAGCTAAAAATTGATTTTGTTAAAAAGTACGGTGCAAAAGAGTGGGAAGCAGTCCTTAAAATCAAACTGGATATTGAGAATTTGGAACGCAAGGATAACGAAGAATATCAGCACGATCTAAAAGCTGTCAGACGGGTACAGTTTTGGTGCTTTTTTGTAGCGGCTTTTATAGCGTGGTATTTGACTTGGGGTATTAAATAATGAATATTCAAGACATTTTAAAAGCGGTATTGCCAATTGTCGTAGCGTGTTTAGCTTGGTTATTAGGTCAAGTATCAGACTTCTCTACACGACTTACCAAGATTGAAGGGCAGATGCCAGCTTTGATTACTAAGGAAAATGTGCCAACTGATTCACCGCTTTCTGCTGAAGCAAGGCATAGACTTAGAAATGAAATTTATACAGACATCCACCAACTTCAGGTAAAAGTTCAATTACTTGAAGAAAGAGAAAAATACGGGAAAAAATAATGGATACTTTGCTTTCAATTCTTAAAGGCGTTGCACCAATACTTGCTACTGCCGTTGCTGGCCCTGCTGGGGGTGCGGCAGTAGGTTGGTTAGCTGACAAGCTAGGTGTAGATGATGCCACCGTAGAAGGCGTTACAGCCGCTTTAACTGGTAACCCTGAACTTACCTTTAAACTTAAAGAATTAGACCTTGAGTACGCTAAATTAGAGCAAATGGATAGGGATTCTGCCCGTAAAGCCTACGCAGAAGTGGCTACTTCAGCAAACGCAACCAAATATGAAAAAGCTGTAGCCCCTACCCTAGCTTTGGGTACGGTCGGATTAGCATTTTTATTCATTGGTTTTTTGATGTGGAAAGACATACCTAGCGATCAACAGCAAATTATTATTTTTGCACTTGGATTTATTACCAGTTCTGCTGGGCAGGTCTTATCGTTCTATTTTGGTAGTTCACAGGGTAGTAAAGACAAAACTAAAGAACTTGAAGGAATGATGAAAAAATGACCAAATTGACCGAACACTTCACGCTAGAAGAACTTACGCACACGGATCACCGTGAGTTTGATAACACCCCCAATGATGCTGAAAAAGCCAACCTAGAGCGTTTAGCTTTGTTTTTAGAGCAGGTTAAAGAAGTGCTTGGCGGCAAGCCAATCATGGTCAATTCAGCGTTCCGTTGCAAACAGGTAAATGATGCAGTAGGATCTAAAGATAGCAGTCAACATCGGATTGGTTGTGCGGCAGATATAAGAGTACCGAACATGACCCCCGATGAAGTCGTTAAGGCTGTAATTGCATCGGGAATTGGATATGACCAAATTATTCGAGAATTTGACCGCTGGACACATATTTCTGTGCCTAATATTGCTGGCGATCATCCTCGCAGACAGTCTTTAATTATTGATAAAACGGGTACAAGACCTTACGCTTAAAACAATTCCCGTAGGTCTACATATTTCCACAGGTTTTTGGGGACATCGTAAAAATATTCTTCCCTAGCTACTGCGGTGTTAGGTACTTCAATTATTGGGCAATTCTTGATCTTGTCAGCCCTGATCCAGTAAGCATGGGTTAGGTCACGGGTGACCACATACATTGTGGTACGGGGGTGGTTAAACAGCTTTTCTTTACGCTGGGCAATGTGAATTGTGTCGTATGGGCAAAAATCCATACCCCAATCACGCACTTCTACTTCTGCATATCCAAACTCTTTCCCGTCACGGCTCAATACAAGGTCTACAGCGTATTTATTAGGGTTGGGTAAGGCATCGACATACCAAAGGTTTTTAAGCCAGCCAGCAACCGCATTACGAGCAGGTGGATCGCACTCATCGTGCAATTGCTGGTCAAACTTTTTATATAACATAACCGTGAGCTAGATAACTAGTACCAAATACAATAATGCAAATCAGAATAGCTACTAAACCGCCTTGAATAAATTGATTAATTGATTTAATCAACCTTTGTTTGCGTTCCCATTTTTCTAGCTTTTTGTACTCTGCACGGTCACCCCAGCCCTTATCAATCATCCGCTGGCGTTGCTCAAATTTGGCTTGAACTTGGTAATACTTTTCAGCATCTCTTTCGCTTTGTAACATGACCTATCTCCTATTGAAAAATACGGTAACGGGGGTTGCAGGTAACTTCTACAGGTACATCGCTCATAATGCCGTTGATCTTACGCTTGGCAGTAATGACTACGGGGCGTGTACCTGCTTCTTCACACTCGGTAATACCTAGTATGACTTGGGAACGGCTCATGTGATAAGCCTGTTTATCAGTTTCTAAGCTGACATTGGGTGGGTCAAAAGAACTACAACCAATTAAAGCTAATGGGGCTAATAAAAGTAAATGTTTCATAATTTTTTCCTTATATCTAAAATTTGATTTTCTAACTTGGCAATTGCTTTTTTAACCCGTGCAATCTGAACTGGGTCACGACTTTGTTTTAAAACAACCTGTTGCCAGTACAGGCTGTTCTCTAGAGTTTTAATGTCCATATAACCCCTTAAGCGTAGTAAGAATATCTGCTGGCTTCATAAACTGCCTTATTGCCAATCATTGCAACAGGCTTCATTTTGTAAGCACTACAAAAGCTGGTAATTTTGATTTTTGCTTCACCACCGTATTCACAGCATTGGGCCAACTTTTTAAAAGGCTTACCAACAAAGTTGTCAACTACTGGAACGCACATACCTGACATAAAGCAATCGTCTTTACCCTCACTAGCAATCTTACAAACTTCAACCATTTTTCCAGTTACAGCAACAACTTGGTAATAGTCAATATTTGTTTGGTCATAGCCCCAAGACGCTTTAAATACATCACCAACAGAAACATCCGCTTTTTTAGTTCTTA